GGCTTCTGGTTCTGGCGCGATTTCTTCTCGGTTTGTGAAAACAAGGTCTTCAAAACTCAAGTTATCTGACACTGGATTGGTATCCCCAGCGATGGACGGATTATTTTGCATATTTTAGAACACTGATTTTCGCTTCAGCGATAGCGGATTGCAGCGTTTTAAACAAATGTTTGAATTTCTGTCAAGCATGTCGAATGGATGCAAAGAAAAACCCCGCCGAGGATTTTACTCTCGACGGGGTATGACACTAACAAACACAAACGAAACCGACCAAGGTCACGCGCAAGAAATCAAGCAATGTTTCAAACCATTGTCAATGATGATTTTCACCGCCGGACAACAAAGCAATAATCTCATCGATGGCCGCGATAGATCCAGCAACCTTCATTACGTCATTGGAATCAGAACACATGCGAAGATCCGAAAAGAATCTGTCGCGTTCATCCCGTAGATACTGGACGATAGTGCGGAATTCATCTCGCTCTCGCAATGCGTCACACGCTTCTTGGATGGTCGGTTTTGGGATCACTTCTTTTTTCCTTTCATTGGTTTGCTCATCTTCACTTTGACTTCAACGTAGCCACCTTTTTTGTCTTTGGGCATAGAGCCGCACGATTTGGTTTTCTTCATAGGATTATTTCATTGATTTGCTTCCACGGCATTTCCACTTCCGGCGGGAAAGGTTATTCGGGCTATTGGGATCTGACTTCCAATCGCCTTTGATCTTGGCAGAACGAGCGCAGTAAGCGTCACCTTTGGATGTGCCTGGACGAATGCGATCACCACCGTCAGCAGCCTTGCCAGCTTGCCCATACTTGACCGTTCTTTTGCGACCAGTCTCAGGGTTGGTTACGACTTTCTTGAATCGCTTTTCCATTACTTTTTGCGTTTGATTTTGCGCTCTTGCTTCAGCATCTCTTTTGTCGGTTTCTTGCCAGAGCCTTTTGCGTCTCGGATGTTGTCCCACATTCCACGTTGGCTCACGGAACCATCAGCACGTTTAATCATCTGCTTTTTCATTGAGTCATTCCTTGTGTTTTCACGCCGCCCATTTGAGCCGGATTAGTTCCGATGCGCCCAATCTCAGCGTTTTGCGACTGCTGCAGTTGGAACTCATACTGTCCAGCGTAATTCTGAATCCGTTGTGCAAACGCTTCGTCTTGTTGAAGTTTTTGCGCGATGTCAGGTTGAGTCGCGTATGCTTGGACCAACTGCATTGCAATCTGTGCGCCATTAGGTTGAGCGGGAACTTCGATGCCAGCAAAGATCTTAGCGAGGTCATCTGTGACGTTCTTCATCACCTTCTGCTGTGCTTCTTCCTGCGGCTGAAGAATGTAGTCAGCAAGCACGGGATTGATCGTTTGCGCGGAGAATTCAAGCAGCTTGTTCACGTCCACGATTCCATTCCGGTCGTATTGCAGCAATGACATCATGTTGCGAAGTTGCGTTTCAGCCGTTTCTGGGTCCATGCTCTGCGAGTCAAACGACACCACGATGCTGTAATTCTCATCCGCGCTGCCCTTCGTCATTGTTTGCGGGTTTGGATTGCCGGTGACTTGGAAGAAGATTTCATCCGGTCCCATGCGTTGATACAGCTTGAATGATAGCGCAAGACAATCACGAACGTGATCCAAGAACTTCGTCACGATGAACTGTTGCCGAACCTGCGAAAGAGGGTTCTGCATATCCAATCCAACGGCACGGTCAGCTTGAGAAATCATTGACATCTCAATCTCGACGCTTCCCCTGTCCATCGGTGGCGTTGGTCCAAACGCAATCTCGCCCAATCGACGATACGGCACTCTGCGAGCAGGTCCCCAGTCTGACGGTGGTCTTCCAGCAGGGTGCATGATCGGCGGCATTGTAGCTAAGCTTGCACGGTCAATCCGGCTATCCCGCTCAGTCTTGATCTGCATTTGTGCGCCACGGAGAATGTCAGAAAACGTCTGGGTTTCATACATCCGCTTTTGGTCATTCGACAACCGAGTAACGACGAATGGATAATCATCGTAGCCATTTAGCAATTCATGCTTGCCAAATCCTTCAAGATTTGGATGAAAAACGGTGCAATAAATTCCTTCGCTGCCGTCATCTTCATCGATAAGTCGTTGATAACCATAGACAATCATGATCAGATTGTTGTCATCGGTGATGGGTAAACGATCAATAGTTTTCAACTTCTCGCCATCAAGATAATAACTGTCTTTGCCTCGCACCTTTTCGATTGCTTCTTCCACCCACTTGGCATCCCATCCATCATTGGTGACTTTCTTTTCAAGCTCCTGAGGTGTGAAGAATGTCCGCCAGAAGATGTATGGTGCGCGTTGAGGATCAGTGACATACGATGGAAACAAGACTTCGCCATCTGGGGCGCAAGCATGAACCACCGGGCAATCAACCGTTTGCCGCGAAACAGACACTTCAGCAACGCCAGTCTTTCGCAAATCTTTCACTGTCTTCTTCGCTCTTCTGTCGGAAAGCGATGGGAACACCTGTTGCAATGCGACAACAACGTCAGCATCTTGATTGCCTGCAAGAATCGTATCCACCATTTCCGGCGACAACTGGGCAATTTGCTCTAGCGTAATCGTTTGCAAGAACGTCCGTTGCTCACGCTTCCAGCCAACGTAGGAAACCATGATTCCTTTCTCCAGCAGATAGTTGCTGCCAAGCTCCATCTGCCTCTTGAAGTCTGGAATGTAAGATGAACGCATCCACTTCAAGAATGACGAAACCATGCCAGCACGGGGGATTGATGCAACGCTAGTTGGGAACGCCTTGATGTGAGAACTTTGCAACGCTCGATCCATGAGTGCAACGTAGTAATCGATGCGCTCGCCAATGACGTTCACCTCTTGATCAGATGCACCCACCCACGGGAAAGCATTCGCAGAGTTTTTCCGTAAGTCATCGCTCTTACCATCCCACATGTTTCGCCGCTCGTCATATGACCGGAGACACGCATCAAAGTAAGCATCAAGATCAAGCAGACAGGTGTCATAGGCATCCGTCAAAGCATTTACGTTTGGCTTGCTGCCAGCGTAAATCATTGACTCTTCTTGGTCTTCAGTTAAATCACTCATGGAAGGTATTTGTAATATGGGGTGAATCCATCGTCTTCGGCTTTCTCGATGCGGATTGTTTTTCCGACTAGTCTAGAACCTAGTGCTTTTGGGATGAGAATGTCAACACCCGCTCCATCAACTCTTCCTCGAACCCACGTTGGATTCTTGTGCTGATAAACCACAAGTGCTTCTAGCGACTCGCCACCAAGCTCAGGATAAGTCACCGGCTCTTTAGCTTCAACCGCTTTAACCCTATCGATGATATCCAGTGCTTCTTGATTCCAGAAGATCACAGTGCCTTCTTTCCACCAGTGAATTCCCTCGGTTAAAAACTCATCACGAACCTGTTTGGTTTTGCCGCGATTCCATCTTTTGTCTTTTGCGATTTCTGTTTGCTTGTAGATCATCTTAGTATCCTCCTTGGCTTGTGCTTACTGTTTTCATTTTCTTAGCGTCAACGTGATCAATGTCAGCAATTGCTGCATACCTAGCGCAGTCAATCGGATCTTTCCATGCTTCTTTCGATCCATCTTCGCCCGTGTATTCAGACAACGCCATGATGAAATTCTCGCATTCATCGCTGACGTAGAAGTGCGGACGATTCACCGAGTCCATTGGCTTTGACGAATCCCACGACATCTTGGAAATCAATGCTTGCAAGCCGTCATCGATATCTAGCCCTGGTGCTGGAATGAAAACCATGTCCATGTCTGCCAAGTCTTCAATGATGCTGCTGCTGCCATCTGACGCTTGGTATTTTGCCGCTCCAAGTCTCGGGTCGATCAATCGTTCAAAGATTTCCTCGTTGCCTTCCAGCTCCTTGATCGTATCGATGTAGTCACGAATACCAAAGCCTTGTCCCTTTGCGCCAACGCCAGGCATCCACTTGCCTTTTGACCACTTTGCCCAATCCCCCACCCCAACATCAGGCCATTCACGGTAAACCCAGTAAGTGCCGGAGCCATCGACAGCAATCCAAAGCATGAACCAATTCTTACTACCGGCAGGATCAACGATGTGATATCGCGTGATTCCGTCAGTTGGAATCGTATGTGGCGCCACGATGTTGACAGCCTTGTTGAATTTCGGGAATCGCGTGTTCGCTGACTTGGATGCAATACCGTAAGCTCGCACTAGAATCTCTTCTCTCGGCTTGTGCATCAACGTCTCTTTGATTCGCTCGTATCCACCCCACGGATTATCCTCGGTCCAGAAGTAATGGACGGTGGCATTGATGTTCTTGCATTCTAGGATTGTCGGGATTTCTTCGTAGCCAAGAAGCTCTGCTTGTCGCTTTTCGAGAACTTTTCCGTTGTCCACATACTGCTTGACCAGATCCGTCATGCCAAAGATCGGCGTGAACGTCAGAATCATCTTTGAATTTCGAGTGGCTAGACGAAACCGTAGCGTCTCGATCATCTCGGGACCACCAAGGAACTCGTCACACCATGCGCCAATGTTCAGGTATTCACCATCGAATGACCCAAGCTCAGCACCTTCCAGAATCGTCGGGTTGTTTGAGTATTGCGAATACGTTTTGAAGGATATCCGAGATCCATTTGGCAAGATCAAGCAACCATCGGTAAATCCATTCTTTCGTGTGTAGCTGATGTAGGTGTTCTGCCCCGTCTGCTTTGTGCGAAACTCTGCTGGAAGCCATTCCCACACCGCACTTTGTTGCTGCCGGATTGACACTTCCGCTGTTTGCGAGAAGCAGAAGATTTCAGAGTTCGGGTTATTAACTGCCGCTTTGACGATCAAGTATGCACCAACTTGCGTTTTGGATGCTCGGTTGCCACCAGAAATCAATGCTTCGCTGTGAGTCGCTAGTTGCTTTTCGACCTTGCGCCAGTTGTCGAAAACCCAGCCGTATCGGAACTTGTCGTTTACCGAGTTGCGAATCGCTTCCTCCCGTGTCGAGTGATACAAGATCAGCTCATCCGGCGTCATCGAGATGATTTCTTCATCACTCGGGACTGGCAAGATCGGGTTCTTAGTCCAGCTGAGCATCGAGAACCTCCTTCTCTATTGCTGTGCCCACGACCATCTTTGAGTTTCGAGCAGCTAGACGAAATCGTAGTGTTTCAATAATTTGTGGGTCACCGAGAAACTCGTCACACCATGCACCGATATTTAGATATTCGCCATTAAATGATCCAAGCTGGGCACCCTCTAAAATCGCTGGGGTTTTCGCGTATTGCAAATATGTTTTGAAAGATATCCTAGATCCATTTGGTAAGATCAGGTAGTTGTTGGCAAACCCATCCTTTCGAGTGTAGCTGATATAGCTATTCCGCCCATTTTGTTCCGTGCGAAACTCTGCTGGAAGCCATTCCCACACCGCACTTTGTTGCTGCTGAACTGATGTTTCCGTTGTTTGTGAAAAGCAAAAAATCTCAGAGTTTGGATTATTGATTGCGGCTTTGACAATTAAGTAAGCCCCTACTCGGGTTTTGGATGCTCGGGTACCGTCAAAAATAAACGCTTCATTGCGATCCTTTAGTTTTTTCTCGACTGGCAAAATCTCAATCAAATCAAGCATCGAGAACCTCCGCTTCTATCGCTGTGGTCTTTGCCTTGATTGCCATCCGTGAACGCGCTTCAGCAATCATCTTTGCCGCATCGTCAATAGTCGCACCTTTTCGATGCTCAACAACGGACGTAGCCATTCCAGCAAGTTGCTGCGCCTTGTCGTTCATGATGCCAATCGTCATTGCAATCCGATCTGGGGAAATCTGCGCTAGTTGATCTGGGTTGTTCGATAGTTGCTCGGCACGTTCAAAAAGAAGATCGGTGTATTCCGCAGCTGCAATGGCGTATCGTTGAGAGAACTCCTTGCGTTTCGTTTCAAGCGTGTCGTTGTGCCGCCATTCAAGCGATCTGATTGTCGCATGACCAAGGCTAGTGACTGCCGAGATGTCTTTGATCTTCGCTCCTTGTGCCAGCATCCACAATGCTTTTGCAGCAACGTGCGGGTGATGCACTTCAACGCATGAACGTGCTAAATGCTTTGCCCTCTCACGGATTTGCTCCATGAACTCAAACGCAGCTTCATCGCTGTCAACGTCTTCAATCGCTCTTGTCGGTTCGGTCATGCGCTGGTTCTATCCAGACTCTTGGGGATATTCAAGAACTATTTCTTGTCTTGATTCATAAGTGCTTTCACTTGGACTACCACCTGATTGTTCGCTAGTCGCTTTTTGACGTAGCTTCTTAAAACGGCATCAGGGTTTTCGGACTTCTGCATTTGCCTGTAAATGTAGTCGGCTCTTGTGCCATCCGTAGCCCCAAGTGACCTGACTGCCTTGTCACGTTCACTGATATTGAGCCTATTGTCTTTGACTACTTGGATATGCCTTTCGATTAACGACCGCGCAAGAGTTGGATTCTTTTTTGAAATCTCTCTGATTTGCTTCATCTTGCTTTGATCATTACCAGTCAACTCTGCATATTGATCTGTGATCGTGTCTCGTTTTATTTTAGGCAAATCAAAATCTTGACCGTCAATTATGTTTAATGCCGTGTCAGCACCAATGCCATTGTCGCGCATCAAACGGATAACCTGATCGTCATTCATACCAAGAACCTTGTAGTTCTGGACATGCTTGGACAACTCGGCGGCGTTTGCTTTGTAAACTTGATTGAGTTGTTCGTAAGCTGATTCAAGATCGGCACCTTGAATTTTGTTTTTTTGAAAAGAATAGTCCTTTGATATTGATACGAGGTTCCTCTTGATTTCGTTTATCTTGAATCTCGCCCTATCTTCAATCGTGGTGTTGTTAATGCGGACTCCCGATTGACGAGCCAAGGTTTGACTCATTGCTTGAGGGTTAGTCTTGCTTAAAGCTCTATCCAATTCCCTAGAGATACCTGGTGTGAACGCTTCATCCAGAAACCATTCAAATCTTTCAAGTGTGTTTTGAATTTTGTTAGGATCTTTTGAGATTGGATCTCCGGTTTTTGGGTTGTAGTTTTGAATGGCTGGGACCATTGCGTTCATCACAAAGTTGCCCTCTCCCCCGATGTCTTCAAACAAAGTTTCTGCTGCTTTGGATACAGCGGACCCAGTAGACTCTTCTTTCATACCAGCTATTACTGGCGCAATCATTTGAGCATGCGGAACAGCATAACTTGTGTTAGTCCAAAACACCTTCCCGTCTTTGCCTTTTTTGAATGCAAGTGGTTTGTTTTTATCCCACTCAGGAACAACGCTTTCTCGTAACGCTTGCTGTTGTCTTTCGTTAAATCCAGACTTCCGATCATTCCAAAGTGTAAGTCCAGCTGTCGTAGCAGCGTAAACGCTTGTGAGTGCCGCCAACCTTTTAGCTCCTTCTGTGGCAATTACCTTTGAGTTTGCCGGACCAAGGTCAATGCCCAGTTCTTTTTCAAAAGATCCATCAAGCATCTTCTTAATCAACCTGCCTTGGTTTACCTGATTCCTGATTAGCTCCATCGAGAAAGCCGCAAACTGCCCAAGCACTCCATACTTTGACATGGTTTTCAAACCTTGATTCAAGTAGTCGTAATTCTGATATGTGGCGTTTGTCATTTTTGCCGCATACTCCTTAACTTTTTTTGCCGTTTCTGGTTTCAGATTTGCTTCTGGAAACGCATCACTCAAAAACGATCTGTTGTTTTCAAGGACACTTACTCTGCCAGTAACGTCAGCAATGCTGTAAATCTTCCCAAGGAAATTCAATGGCTTGTCGATTATTCTACCTATGTTCCCTTGCGTGCCGGCCCTCATGTCGCTTACGCTGATACCTTCTCCAAGGACACCAAGTTCCTTGTATTCCTTCATCTTACTTATGTCTTCAGACTTTAGCCTTTGAGCAATAGATTTAAATTGACCAGCCCCTAGCTTAGCCCCAGTTGCAGATCCCTTAAATGGATTCATTGCTTGTCCAAAGATGTTGACTAAATTTCCATAAGGCTGAACTAGGTATGACGGCGGGTTGGCAAGAACCTTGACTCCTTTAGACAATGCGACAGCTGACTGAAAAGCATCAGCTATTAAATTTTGAGCATAGTCTGTTGTTACGTCATCACCCTTCATTCCATAGAGTGAATTGATTGCGCGTTGGACTGGTTTTGAAACAAACAATTCGCCTTCTTGAATGCTTGCTGGACCTCGACGCAAAACAAGAGGAGTGAAGTTCACATCGTCAACTCCTTCGCCAGCAACTTTGGCAATACCCATGTCGCGCAAGATTGTCTTGATGTTGAAGTCTGCTGTATCGTAGGCAACAAGCCTAGACAGCTTTGACATTGTTCCTTCAATTTTATTCCCTACTCCCTCAATCTCTCCAAGGTATGTCCTAAGCTCTGGTGATAAGTCCTTGCGCTCTTTGAGAATGCCAGCGTTTTGACTGTAAACAAATCTTTCAACATCTTCCGGTTTCGCTAGTTTTTTTGCGTTCAGATCAGCAATGTATTTTTCAGCTTCCGCTTGATTCATGCCATCTTTAACTAGCAATTTCTTAAGATCCGCTGTTGCTTTCGCTGTTGGCTCGTAACTGCTATCAATAAAGAACTTGTATTCTTGGGTAAGGTAATCACCCTTATTCATGCTGTCCTCAACTTTTTTAAGCATGATGTCGGTCAATCTTCTTTGATCACGGTTGTGATTATCGAGCAATTCTTGTTGATACGATCTTACGCTGTCCTTGAATAAATTCAAATCACCAGCAATCGCATCCAATTCTTTTGCTGGCTTTGGAGTGGTGCCACCTAAAAACTCATAGATAAGATCTTCGGTTGATTCAGGATTATCAGACTCACTTATGAAGTTTGTGATTTTTCTATTTAAAACTGATCCAGTTTCACGACCAGCCATTGCAATGTTCTTTGCTGATATCGTTTCTTCTGTGGCTTTCGGTCCAATCAATGTGCTTGGTGCAACTCTTGCTTGTGCCGTTTTAACCAGTTCCGTGATGTATTTCTTTGCATCATCAGGTTTAATAAAATCGTCTGGGTCAACATCCTTGCTTACAAGATCAATGTAATTAACGGCTTCCGCATTCCCGCTTCTAACCAAGTTGTCAATCTCACTCGCATCCTTACTAGCGAATTTTCTTAACAACTCGCTTCCATATTGAGAAGTTTTCCCAAGTCCTGCACCAAGCACGGATGACACCAAGCCAACCTTAACCATGTCTTCGGTTGAAGGAAGTTCGCCAGTTTCAACGAATCGCTCACCAGCAACTTGCGCCAAACCGCTTGCTCCGCTTATCGCTGCTGTAGTAGTTATCGGCTTTTTAGCGATTGCACTGACAACCTTCTGAACTACCTTTGGTCCTTTGCCAGCTAGTTTGCCAACGCCACCAGGGATTACGTTTGCCAACGCATTGACTCCAGCTTTCCCGTAGCTAATATCCTCACCTAGTATTTTCTGCTCTGCGATAGATCCAGCAAACCCACCACTCAATGCTGAGGTGACGTAGCCAATACCGGCACCGACTGGAATGGTTATTGGTGATGCTGCTCCAGCTGTTGGTGCTGATAAAGCTCCTCCGATTGCAGCCCCAGTAGCTGTCCCTGTTACCTTGGCTGCTTCTGAAATAGCAATGTTTGCAGCAATCGCACCAGCGTAACGCTTCATCGATGGACTAGCATCTTCAGCTTTGGCTGGTTCTTTCTGCTTTGCTTGATCTTCAAGAATTTCCTCAATAGAGAAACCAGCTTCAACAGCATTGGCAACCTCTTGATTTGACTCCTTCACTTCAGCTGCAATTTCAGCATCGGTGAACCCAGCCTTTTTGGCATCTAGCATTTCTTGCGGAGTCATTTTTTAGAGGCAATTCTTTTTTGGTAATCGGTATAACTCTCCCCTTTTTCTCGTTTGGGGATTGCTGTTGTTTCTTTTGATTCGGCTTCAGGGACTTCTGATGGCATGTCTGCACCAGCATCAAAGTAGGCTTTCACGTCATCTGGGGCAAGTGGACCAGGAAGCATGTTCGCCATGCCTATTGAATTAAGCATGTCCGTTGCGCCTCTGACATCACCAGTTTCATAGATTGCTCTAGCTGCTTTGATAGCGTTCAGCTTTTTATTGTCGTTTACAACCTCTGGTGTGCTGTAAACTTCCGGCCTTCCTTGAACTGCGGCTTCAACAATTTGCGGTGGAAGAATAGGCACTCCTCCGGCTGCTTGTCTTGCTGGTTCAAACGCCATTTCGTTAAGCTTGCTGGCATTGATCGCGCCTCTTGAGATCGGACTGCCTCCTTGATAATACGTCCCAGTTTTATCACCACGCAGAACTTGTCTGCCATCTTGAAGTGTTGTCAGCGTTTTGGTTTCTTCTCTGCTGATTTTGAGCAGATCGTTAATCGTTGATTCCAAGCCAGCAATTTGTTTGCCCAACCTTGGCGAGTTAGATTGAGCCAATTGCGCAATTTGCTTAAGCTGTGCGTCAGGAAGATCGATGTTGTTTTCATCAGCGGTGCCAATCAGCATGTTTAGGTTTGCAATCAACTCCTCCTGTGGCACCACCTCTTCCTGTGGTTTCGCCTTCCCCCGTTGCTCTACCGGAACAGACATGTTTTTGCTGTTCATCGCCATCAGCTGACTTGAGTAAGCCTTGAGACTGTCAATGTCTTTGTTTGCTATCGACTGCTGAAGATTTGCGCGAAACATGTCTGCCTGCTCGTCCATGCCGTTCGCCTTTAACGTATCGATAGCCGCATCAAGAGATGCAACTTGAGATCGTAAATTTGAATTAGAGCTTAGAAGTGAAACTAATCGTTCTTGTGCCATTGAAATATCCTTGTGTGATTACCAGATTGTTGGGACTTCCGCCGTTGCTGCTGCCGCCGGTGCTGGCTGCATTGACATCTGCATTTTCTGCATTCTCATTGCATCCATCTGCCTTTCTCTTTTCAGCCCTTCAAGATCTAGTCGAGTCTTGAATCCATCAGTGATGCTCATTGCTTCGATTACTCGTTCAGCAAGCGGGATGTTTTGATCGCTGAGCTTTGCAAGACTTGGATTAACCATGTCGGCATATTCTGGCATGGTTTCAGCAATGATCTTGCCGATGTTCTCCGCACGTTTGACCTCTTGCATTTGCAACGCCTGCTCCTTCTTGCGCTCGGTCATTTGATCGCCGATTTTTCCAATCGTGCCACCAATCGACTGACCAAGATTCGCCATCCCTTGTGCTTGCATTTCAGCTGCACGGGTAAATCCGCTGAAATCATTGACGAACATTTGAGGATTGATCCCCTCGCCTAGCATTTTTCCTCTTCCGTATGGCTGCATATTTTTAGATCTTGTTGTAATCGACGTGCTTGATTCCATTAAACTCAGCAACAGCTTCTGGATTAACAATCTCAACGTCTTGAGCCATGACCCCCATTTGAGTAGTGTCTTGACCTTTGTATTTGTATGTGTAAACGGGAAGCCCTGAGAATGTCTTGCCAACAACTTTAATGTTGGTCTTGACTCTTCTGTCAGACTTCATCATTGCCATTTGCCCTGCTGATCCAGCAATGTTTCCAACCATGCTCGCTATCCCTGAATTGTAAGCAGACTTTGCTTGTGCATTTGCAGATGCAGCAGAAAGCACGTTCTGACGTTGTGCAGCACCGAGGTTAAGACCGAGAGAAGGATCAAACAACTGCGGAGTTCCCGCACCAATCGCGCCTAGCCCTAGTCCGAGTTGTTGCTGACCTGCTTGATATGATAGTGGGGTGGAGCCAAGTAGTTGAAGTCCCGGCTGCATGTAGAAATTGCCAGCGGCGGAAAACGCTCTACCTGCTTCTGTTCCAGCAGATTCTCGTAGCCTTGCTCGCATTTCCTCGATGCCTTGGAGTTGCCCAAGTCCTGCTTGTTGCATCCCCATAGTTTGCTGAGATCCGGCAATCTGCTGTCCAAATAAGGCTTGTTGTTGCGCGAGTCTTTGCTGCGCTGCCGTTGCATTTTGCCCAAACAACGCTTGTTCTTGCTGAAGCCCTTGTTCTCTACCTGCCATTTGTTGCTGGAACAACGCTTGTTCTTCCGCTGTTTGCAGTTGTCTGCCCCCGACTTGTTGTCCAAACAATCCTTGCTGTTCTTGAAAGCGAAGATTGGCAAGATTTTGTCTTTGCCCAAATGCTTGTTCTCCTGCTGCGGATGCTTCGGCACGCCGTCCAGCAAGTGCGCTGTTACGGTTCATGATCTCGGAAGCCACTGCGGCATTACCTCCAAGTCTTCCTGCTGCTCCAAATGACTCTCTGGCTGATTGTTGAGCTATTCGCTGCTCTTCAGGGGATAACGTCCCACGTCTAGCGAATGCTTCTTCCGCCATTCTATTTGCGGCTTCGGAGCTTTGCTCAGCTGCTTGGATCGTTGGGTTAATTAAGCCCCCTTGACTTAGAGTGCTACCAAGAAGCCCTCGCTGAGTAATGGTTGAACCTAAATTTTGCTGCGAAACATTCGGGTTGAATTGCTGAGGAGTGATACCATAAGTCCCAAGAGCTTGCCCCATCCTTGATGCGTATCCTCCTTCTGCTTGGGCTGCTTCAGATGCAAGAGATTGCATCCTGTTGATTTGTTCAGCTTGTTCTGGCGAGATCGCTTGCATCAACCCGCGAGTCAACCCTGCTTGCCCAGTCATCTGACCAAGCTCTGCTTCTCTTGCGGTTCCTAGCTGCTGTCCGACTTGACGTGTTGCATCCTGTCCTAAACCAAAAAGCCCTTGCTGACCATCAACCCCGCTCAGAAATGATTGGATATCGCCCAGATTCAACCCTTGAAACTCGGAGCGAAACTTGCCTTCTTGGTCGAGCATTTGTGGTAATACCGCAGACATCCCAGACACATATTGCTGGAGATCTTTCCCGATATCCATGGCTGGAGCTTTAATTGATTTTGGTTTTGATCCCATAATGTTACTTAAGTTTTGAGTAAAAGCCTTCCATGTTTAGCAGCCGAAAGCGGTCTGAGTTCTTGAACCCACGTTGAAATGAAATGAATTGATAGCGGTTTTTGAATGGTCGCAACGCTTCGTGCATGTCGCCACAGCACATTGTGACGAACAAGGTGTCTGAATGCTCGTAAAGCATGGCACTGCCAATGGAATTGCTCTCGGTGTGGAACCCCATGGCAAAAGCATCAGGAGTGCAAACGACAATACCGTTGCACAAGTGCCAATCAAGAATTGGTTTGATGTCGATATCGTGTGTCTCATAAAGATTGATTGCTTTTGCTAAATGGGTGTTCATCCAATAAACATTACGTTTACCAACGATGCGTCAAATTCAGCCCCGTTGCCAGAGTTTGCCACATAGATGTCACAAGATTGAGCCGTTGTTGTCGAAGTGCTGTTTCCACCAACAAGACCAGCCACTAAGCTACTTGGAAAATTAGCAAACCCAGATCGCACATAGTTCTCATTAGGCAAAGCAGTTGCAAAATTCACAGCATATTGACCAGCTCCTAAACGACTGACGTTTGCCACATTCCCAGAAGCTCTAATCGATCTGCGGTTAAGCGTGACGTTACCAGATGTTGATCCAGATGTTCCATGAGTTACCGTGAAAATCCTAGATGTTGTAACGCCAGTAACAACAAAAGCCCCATCAACTGCTGTTCCTGTTGTGAAATCCAAAAACACCTTGTGTCCTACAATCAATCCATGATCAACTGTTGTTGTGACAGTCACAGTTGTTCCCACCCTTTCGTATGTGCCTCCAATGTTTGCTGCTGTTGCCCCATCAAAATTTACCCAAGCTCTCACACCGTAGATTGGCGCAGTTCCAGCCGGATTTGGCATTACCGCATCTGCAAATTTAACGCCAGCAGATGCTTGGAGTTTGATTGGAGAAGTCCCTGTTTGTTCAATTTTAAATTCTTCGTTTGCTCCGGCTCCTCGGATAATCCGCGCCTCGTAGCCACTGGATGGAGTTGTGCAAAAATTAATCAAAGATTCGATGTCTGAAGTTATTCCATTTCCAAGTTCAATCCCTCGTTGAGAAAGAAAAAATGTTAAGCCGTCCCATGTTGGACCACCTGTTGACAACTTAGCTGGCGTCACAGCTCCATCTGCAATTGCAGATACGGTAACTGCATTTGCAGCTAATTTAGCGCTAGTGATAGCCCCGTTGCTAACGGTGCTGGCGGTTGTCGCTGATGATGCATTTCCCGTAAGCGGTCCTACAAACGATGGTGCTGTAACCGCCCCAGAAGAAGTAATAGCACCGCTTCTAATGGCACCGCCTCCAACATTTAATGATTCGCCAGTAATACCACCAGCAACATGCAAACGAGAAGTAGGAGTTACCCCTATTCCGACATTCCCACTAGCATTTATTAAAAATCGCTCAGCCTGCTGCGTCTCATCTGCAATGCTAAACCGAGGTCCTGAAAAATCAGTTCTTGACGCGACGCTAAACTTCCGCCCGCCAGATGACGTATTTTCAAGAAGCATGCCACCTACAGATTCCGTATTACTAGAACTAAGATGAAGCCTAGTTGTAGGAGTGTTTGTCCCAATCCCGACATTGCCAGATCCGGTAACAGTCATCAGGATGGCAGAGCTAGTGCTGATTTTCACGCCAGCAGATGCTTGTAAATTG